CTCTGAAGTTGTTGATTCACCATTACCTGGAAGATTCTGCCCAAAATCGATGAAGACCCTGGATGTATTTGTCCATATTTCAGTGATGCAACCACCAATCTGGTTGAGACCTCTGTGTACCTTGATGTTCACGTTTATCTCCTTTCTCTATGGTTATTTAAGATTTGTGATTTCTTTGCCTCATTATAATCAAGTGTAGGTATAACATAGCCCTTCAGAATATCATTTTCCATAATGTTTTCCCAATATACAAGATGTATATCAAATTCACAGCTGTCATTTCCATTTTTGAATACCATAGACACCGGATTTTCTTGGTAATTCTCTTGCTTTGGGATGACAGCAATGTACCTGCTGTTCTGCCAATCAGACTTTATGTCTTTGTAAAACTTGCACACAATTTCATGGTCTCCAAGTCTTCTTCGGCAGTCTATGATTTCTATTTTTGAATCATTGTTCGGGCCATACTTCAACAAAAGAAACTTTTCTTTGAGTTGAAAGAACAAATTCGAGGAATGGCCATCAGCATATTTCGTATGATCTTTGATGTATTCTTCATGGCGACGTTTTTCTTCTTTTAGATTGTAACATTTACAGGCACTTGCTTTTGCTTCAATGAAAAAGACAATGGTCTCGCCCGATTGGTTCTCGGCCGTGATGACAAAATCTGGGGCACCGAATCCTGACAAAGAGAATTCAGAATACAGTTTGAAGTTATGAAATGTTACTGTTTCGCCTGCCATCCTCAGAAATACATTCATTGCTGCATTTGCTGCCTTCTCGTCTCTATTCAAAGCAATACCATAGAACAGAGCATTCATTGCTCCTCTTTCTGAATAACCAACAATTTCCATGTTCAATTACCTATATCTTGTTAAACATTCCTCTAATCTTCTTTTTATCTCAACCCGCAAACCATGAGGTTTGAGCACCTCTACCTTTTCGCCCATTGACAATATCTTTGTGGCCAGTTCTGGCGTAAGACAAAGCCAATACAGGAAGTCGCTATACTCCCCATCGCTGGTTTTGATTTCCTCTTGAGAGGAATGAAGTGGAAGCGAGCGTATATATTCAACATGCACTCCGTATACTCGCAGAACCACTTTCTGAGGCTTCAGGTCTTCAGTCACAAAGATGCCAACCGTATTGGCATAGTATTCCTCTGCGTCAAAATCCTTTGGCACCACAAAGGATTTATCCGTCAGTTCCATTTCGATCGTTCGGTCAAGAGCAACATTACGGAGGTCTTCGTGCTCGTTCAGATAGCCGATAATGTACCACCTTTGGTTATAGACCTTCATAGCATAAGGTTGAAGATGGTAGGGTGCACGCTGTCTGTCGAAAGGCTGATAGATTATCTGCAATTCTTTTCCTCGCTGCATAGCATCAATGACCATCTGGAGGTATTCTGTTCCATGAGGGATATCCTCAAACAGAATCCTGTCTTTCATATTGCGACCAGCCTCAATCATATTGGATATAGTGAAGGAGTTGAGCAACCACTGGCGGGTTCTGTCACTTCGCAACTCATTCGGTGATGAGATGTAATATTCGTATGTAGCGGAATCACATTTCACCTCAACCCCAAATAATTCCGCTATTGCCTCCCTGTGTACATGAAATGTACGCAGAGCAAGGGGCTTCCCATCGCCAAGATAACTGTCCTTCCATCGATAGCTTATCTCTTCAAAGGTAAGTCGTCGCTGTTGCAGCAACGTGTTAAGAAGCCAGATGTATCGGTTGAATGTCTTGCTAATCATCTTTATTTCATTCCTTATTCGTATTATATAGTATGATGGGTAGTGGAACTTTGTCCGTAGACTACAATGCAAAGATAATCATTGTATCTGCAACATCACTGCATACCTCTTAAAAACTTTATAAAACATATTATTTCTTTTGTTCTATGCAGCGCTTTTGCATACTCTGATGATAATTTTATATTCAAATTCTAAAATAGATAAGTTATGACAAAGAAAAGAAAACAGAATCGCAAGAATGAGCTTTCTAAGAAGAGCGCCGTTGAATCTATCAGATTTCAAACACACTTTGGACTCAAACAAATAGGGCGTAAAGATACCGATAAGTTCCATTGGCTTGCAGATGCAGAAATAAATGTTATTGAAGAATTAGATCTCACCGATGATATTCTTGACATAAAAAATCTTGTAGAAGGTGTAAAAAGAGAGCTGAATGTAGAGCCAGCATTGGAAAAAGGCGACTTCTATACCAGCATAGTAGCAATAGCCCTCGGCATTTCCAAGATACCTGTATTGGATGATATGAAGATGCCTGTTGTGAACTGGCCAGACCAAATCAACAAGAAGATTCTGACACTTTATTATCCAGAGGAATCTCGAAACGCTGTGGCTGAATGGGCAAAAGCTAACGACTATAATACTTCCACCTACCTCGGACGACCTGTGGTCAAATTCAAACAGTTGTTTATAATCATAGAAAGAACACGCACGTGGACAAAATAGCTGAGAGAAGGCTGGGTGAAGGCTCGCCTTTTCGTTTCCAGCGATGGTTGAGCCTGAGATTCTTCTTGACAACGAAAAACCTCTTCCATATTAACAATTTCGAAGAGGTATTATTGGCTGTCGTCAATGAGTTATATGATGCTAACACCAATGTGGTCGTAGCTTGTGCGGTGCTGGGAGTCAAATTCAGATATAATACATCCCCCAGAAGTATATTGAAGCATTAAAGTATTAGAAGTGGCAGACGACCTAATAACCTGAACTCGGGATAAGAAATGTCTGCAAAAAGTTGGTAATCTCATTATATTTTTGTAACTTTATAGTTGAATATCAATAACTTACAATTAATATAGCGATGATTACCAAAGACAAAATTACCGAAATTTTTTGTATTGCAGATGACTTTTGCAAAGAATTTGAGTCAGAAATTGATAAAATAGGGCCTCCGCAGAGTCAACCAGCAAGTGTAAAATTACAAAAGGTGTTTAAAGAACTCGCACTTTGGAGTAGAAAAGTTTAATTTTT